TTTCGGACAACATCGTTAAAGGTTGTATCACCGGCTTTCAACTTTACAGGGGTTCTTTCCCAGACCCCGGAACCGCGCCGACTTACAACTCTGCGTCCATGTTGATCGGCAACCGTGTGTTCGCATCTTGGGGTGCTGGCATCTACATTCGCGCTGTCATCGGTGTTCAAGTCATTGGGAACTATTTGGAGCGATGCGGTGCTGGCGGTGCAGACGGCAACGCTTCTGCTGGCGCAATTGTCATCCGAGTCAATCCATTCACGATTCCAGGGTTTGTTACATCGCCAGTGACAAACGACCACGCCATCATTGTGCAAGGCAACAGAATCGTGGACTACGGACGCAATGACATTGCTTGCGATGCGGCTGTACTGATTGAAAACGACAATGTACTTTTTGAGGGCAACGAGGTCAACAGGTCTGAAGAAGAATTTACTTCAAAGCGAGGCATCGGTATTTCGATCGCTAACGGTAAAAAACTTGAAAATTGCACAATCTTAAACAACAAAATTTCCGGTTATTGGACAATTGGCATAAGTGTTTCCGACATACTCAAAAACGCTTCTTTTTCTGATTATGTGACTGTCTCTGGTAATGATATCAGTGGCAACTACACCACAGGAATTGACGTTGAATGGTACAGTTTCAATGCCGATGTGTCTGGTAATTTCATATCCGGTGTTTTTTCAACAACTGCGATCAGGCTAAGAAATACACCATTTTCCAAAATTACGAACAACACTGTAAACGGAGGTGTTGCGGGTATCACTGTTGCCTCTGGAAACTTGTCTAGCGACACTGCTCGTTTACTGTCAGCCGGAGCAATTACTGCGACAAACAGACGTGGTGGTTCTTTGATCGTAAATGAAAACAGCATTTTTAATGCAACAACCGCCTTCCTTGCATCTGAAACATCGGGCAGTGATGCTTTGTTTTATGGCAGGTGCATGGAGTTTGAAAACAATTACACCGACAATTCTTTGGTTTACACAGAATTTTCAGGTGGTACGCCGGGAACAAACGTCGTTAAGATTTGGACAAAACACGATCTTGCTTTGAACAGCGCGGTGGCTTCTGGTCAAACGCCAGGTCAAGTTTGTTTAACATCTGGTCAATACGGCTCTGCTGCCACAACAACGGGTAACACCACCAGCGGAAGCCCAACGATTACAAGTGTCGGCTCGTTGGATGGGTACGGCCCAGGCATATTCATTACCGCCACTGGTTTTAGTGGGGTTGTGCGAATACTTAGTATTAACACTACCACTTCCACAATTACGGTCAGTGCAAATGCGTCTAGCAGTAACACTGGCGTCACGTTGACACCGGCAACACCAACTTTTGCAGCAATGGCAAACTTGGTCTAAATAACAAATCTTGCACCCGACTCAAAATTGGGTGTAAGATTAACCACTGTACCGGCCCAGTAGACCGGGAACTCACACGAGTTACAAATGACTGATGAAGTCCAAACCTTAGCGGAAGTAGACTCCGCGCAAGCACCCGAGGTGACGGCCACCACGGACAATGCACAAGATGCGCCGGTAGTCGCTGAGAATCAAGACGGTAACGCCCCAGAGGAAAAGAAGTACTCCCAGGCTGAAATCGACGCGATGATTGGCAAGCGCCTCGCAAGAGAACAGCGCAAATGGGAACGTGAGCAGCAGGCAAAGCAGGCACCCGTGCCAGCCGCGCCAACGGAGATTCCGACTGCCGATCAATTTGAAAGCCCACAGGCATATGCGGATTTCATTCGCGCCGAGGCTGAAAAGCTGGTCCAACATCGGGAGATCCAGAAACAACGCGCTGAGATTGAAGAAACCTTCGCAGAGCGTGAGGAGGAGGCCCGGTCCAAATACGACGACTTTGACCAAGTTGCGTATAACCCGAACCTTCGCGTCACCGATGTGATGGCCGAAACCATCAAAGCGTCTGACCTTGGACCTGATCTGGCCTACTGGCTGGGCAGCAACCCCAAGGAAGCTGACCGCATTTCTCGCTTGTCGCCTCTGTTGCAAGCGCGTGAGATTGGAAAGATTGAGGCTAAGATATCTGCCGAACCTGTCCAAAAGAAAACCTCGTCTGCGCCAGACCCGATTCGTCCGGTGACCGCACGAGCAGCGAACCCTGGTGTCACTGACACCACCGATCCTCGGTCTGTCAAGACCATGAGCACATCGGACTGGATTGCTGCCGAGCGTCAACGACAACTCGACAAGGCACGGGCACTTCGCAACCGCTAATTTTAGGAAATCATCATGAGTAACAGTCTCTTAACCATTGACATGATCACCCGCAAGTCGCTGGAGATCTTGGAAAACAACCTCGTCATCACCCGCAACGTGAACCGCCAGTACGACGACAGCTTCGCTGTTGAAGGTGCAAAGATCGGTTCTACACTGCGTATCCGTTTGCCCGACCGCGCTCTGGTCACTGACGGTGCCGCCCTGCAAGTTCAGGACGACAACGAACAGTTCACCACTCTGACTGTTTCCAGCCAGAAGCACATCGGTATCAACTTCACATCTGCTGAATTGACCATGCAGTTGGACGACTTCGCAGAGCGTGTCTTGAAGCCACGTATCAGCCAGTTGGCCTCTACTGTGGACGCTGACGTTGCCAACGCTTACCGTCTGGTGGGTAACTCTGTCGGTACTCCCGGCATCGCTCCTGCCACCGCTTTGGTGCTGTTGCAAGCCCAGCAGAAGCTGAACGAGAACGCCGCCACCATGTCGCCTCGTTACGCTACCGTGAACCCTGCCGCTAACGCTGCTCTGGTCAACGGTCTGTCTGGTTTCTTCAACCCTCAAGACGTGATCTCCCGCCAGTTCAAGAACGGCATGATGGGTGAGCAAGTGTTGGGCTACGAAGAAGTCAACATGAGCCAGTCGATCAAGGTCCACACCTGCGGTAGCCGTGCTGCTACTGGTGCCACCACCGGCGCTGCCGTGACCGCTGAAGGCGCAACCACTCTGACTCTGACTGTCGGTTCTGGCGAAACCATCAACCCCGGCGACGTGTTCACAATCGCTGACTGCTTTGCAGCCAACCCACAGACTCGTGAGTCCACAGGTTCGTTGTTCCAGTTCGTAGCATTGGCCTCCTCGACCAGCAGCACCACTGCTACTGTGACCGTGGCTCCTATGTACTCGGCTGGTAACGCTTTGTGCACGATGGTTAGCCTGCCTGCCAACAGCAAGGCCGTCATTTTCGTGGGCGCTGCCAACGGCTCGTTCCCACAGAACTTGGTGTACCACCGCGACGCCATTGCGTTCGCCACTGCTGACCTGTTGTTGCCGCAAGGCGTTGACATGGCAAGCCGTGCCGTTCACAACGGTATCAGCCTGCGCGTTGTTCGTCAGTACGACATCAACAACGACCGTATGCCTTGCCGTGTTGACGTGTTGTACGGCTACAACACCATCCGTCCACAAATGGCTGCCCGTATCTGGGGCTAAACCGAACCGGGGGCTTCGGCCCCTGTTCTCAAATCAATTTGAAAGGAAATCATCATGTCTCTCCCTAATGGCGCAGGCGGTTATCAACTCGGTGACGGCAACGTCGGCGAAGTTATTCTGTTTGTTCAAGGCGCACCTACTGCCGTGGCTGCTGCCGCGACAGCGACTGCTGCTCAGTTGGCAAACGGCTTGTTCGTGTTCGACGGCAGTGCTGGCAACCTGACTCTGCCCACCGTGGCATTGCTGGAAGCCGACATCTCCAGCGCACAAAAAGTCAACGCTGCTTTTGACTTCTTCGTGATCAACGCTGACGCTTCCGGCTCTGACGCCGTGACGCTGGCTGTCGGCACTGGCTGGACCATCGTTGGTGCTGCCGCCGTTGCTGCTGCTACATCGGCCCATTTCCGCGCCCGTAAAACCGGCGTTGGTACTTGGACCTGCTACCGCATCAGCTAATCGCTTGAGCAACTAGCAAAACGGGGGCTTTGGTCCCCGTTTTCACATGGAGAACCCAATGAACGTAACCCTCGTACACCCTGAGTTTGGTGCCAAAGTTGCCATCAACGAAGTCGAAATCGAGATGGATGAAAAAAACGGCTGGACACGCTACAATCCTGACACGCCTGTACAGGTGGCACCCGAGCCGGTAGTCGAAGCGCCCAAGCGCAAGTACACCCGCAAAGTGACCGATAAATCCGTCGAACAGCCCAACGAAGTCCCATCTTTTCTGGCTTCGGTAAGCGACGAATCCGAAGGGAAGTGACATGGCTTATACCGCTGGCGACCAGATCAACAGGGCGTTGCGATTACTCGGCATTCTTGCCGAAGGTGAAACCCCGTCAGCGGCTACCAGTCAGGATGCCTTGACTGCGATGAACCAGATGATCGACTCGTGGAACACCGAGCGTCTGTCTGTGTTTTGCACCCAGGATCAAGTGTTCAGTTGGCCCGTGGGCGAGATCAAACGCACCCTTGGCCCCTCGGGCGACTTTGTGGGCAACCGCCCCATCCAACTCGATGACGGCACGTACTACCGCGCCCCCAGTGGCGTGTCTTACGGCATCAAGTTCATCAACCAAGACCAGTACAACGGCATCGCTGTCAAGACCTCGACATCGACCTTCCCGCAGGTCATCTTCGTCAACAACACGTTCCCCAACGTGGAGATGTACATCTACCCCCGGCCAACGCAGTTGCTGGAGTGGCACTTCATCTCGGTGCAGGAGTTGTCAGAGCCTGCCACGCTGGCGACCGAGTTGTTCTTCCCGCCAGGCTACATGCGGGCGTTTGCCTACAACTTGGCGATGGAGATCGCACCCGAGTTCGGCGTGGAGCCAAGCCCACAGGTGCAGCGCATCGCCATGACCAGCAAGCGCAACCTGAAGCGCATCAACAACCCATACGATGTGATGAGTCTGCCCTACGCCGTGGTGGCAAACCGTCAGCGGTTCAACATCTACGCCGGTAACTTCTGATGAAGACGCCCATCCTCGGTTCATCCTACGTCACCCGCAGTGTCAACGCTGCGGATGCCCGCATGGTCAACCTGTTCCCCGAGATCATCCCCGAGGGTGGACTAGAGCCTGCGTTCCTGAACCGTGCGCCAGGACTGCGCCGACTGGCGACAATTGGCAACGGTCCAATCCGTGGCCTGTGGGACTTTGCGCCCGACAGCGACACGGCGTTTGTCGTGTCGGGCAATCAGTTTTTCAAGATCGACACCAACTACACTGCCACGCTGCTCGGCACTGTGGCAGGCACTGGCCCTGTGAGCAT